TGACTAGTGCATTGAACACTGGTAGTATATCTTCTACGGCAAGTAAATTAGTATCGGGTGCGATTGATGTACCTGGATTACCTAGTATACCCGGTGTTCCTAATATACCCGGTAGTGGAGAACTATCAAGTGCCATTAACAAAATCTCCGGTTCATTATCAGGTTCAATGGGCGGTGTAACCGATGCACTATCTGGTATAAAATCTAAATTAACAGCCGGCGGCGGCTTGGGTGCATTAGCTGGTTTGGGATTAGGAGCTAATGGTTCTTCACTGTTAAACAGTGCTATTAAATCAATAGGTGCCGGAGGCGCAGTTGAAGTTAAGTTACCAACCGTAGCAAAAGATAGTTTTGACTTTGGACCTATGATGGCGCAAGCTAAAACATTATTAGGTAATCCAAAGATACCTGCACTACCTTTTGGAACAATTCCAGCCGGATCATTTAAAACTCCTACGTCTGCTGAAGCAGACAAGTACGATAAACTAAAGGCAGATTTGTTGACACAAGAAGATTTGCAATATGATTTGAGAAAAACATATCTAGATTTAAAAATGGAAAATGGACCAGATGATTCTGCAACTACCTCTGCATATGCAGCCTGGCAGGACAATGTCAAAAAGATTGAAACATTGAAGCAAGATATAGCCAAAGCAGTAACATAAATATACAATAGGAATACATATGGCAACATACATTGGTTTTAGTACAAAAAACGTTAACGCTATCAGAAAAACGATACCTACCGGAACTGACGGCGGTTCCACTATATTAGCTAAACCATTGTCAAAGAAAAGATTTAAATTAACTGACGAACAATTAGTTATTAATGACTTTATCAATGCATTAAACATACCGCAGGGACAAAAACCCGGTAAACCCAGTTATGGAACTACATTGTGGTCGTTCATATTTGAACCAAACACATTGGATGTAAGACAAGCTCTATCAACTGAAGTTAAGCGTGTCGCACAATTGGATCCCAGAATTGAATTGAATTCGTTGGAAGTGTATAACCAAGATCATGGTATATTAATACAGCTTGAAATGGCCATTGCCCCGTTCAACAACGCAATGACATTTAATCTTTTCTTTGACCCAAAGACAAATTCAGTTTTTGGTAGTTAAAACCGTCACTTTTTAGTATGATAAATACATAAAAGAGAAATAACTTATGGCCACAAGTTCAAGACAATCTAGTATCTTTGGTGTAAATGATTGGAAAACAATCTATAAAACATACAAACAAGCAGATTTCCAAAGCTACGACTACGAAACACTTCGTAAAACGTTCGTAGATTACCTACGCAAAAACTATCCCGAAACATTTAATGATTATATTGAATCCAGCGAATACGTTGCATTACTAGACGTAATGGCTTTTATGGGGCAAGCATTAAGTTTCCGTGATGACTTGAATACTCGTGAAAATTTCATTGACACAGCAGAACGTAGAGATAGCGTTATTAAATTAGCTAATTTGGTTGGATATAACCCTAAACGTAACAATGCCGGTCAGGGATATTTAAAAATTACAGCGATACAAACAACTGAGCAAGTTAAAGATATCAATGGACTAGTTCTTAATAACTTAACTATTTTGTGGAATGATCCTGCCAATCCCAATTGGCAAGAACAATTTAACAGTATTATAAATGCCGCGCTAATTGACTCACAACGTATTGGACGTCCCGGAAATTCTAAATCTATCTTAGATGTTAAGACAGATGAATATAGTATTAGTATTCCCACTGGCGTTACTGCAACCGCACCATTCAATGCTACAGTTGATGGTGTTAACATGGATTTTGAATGTGTTAGTGTAACCAGTTTAAATTCTGATAGTTTATATGAAATTCCACCTGGTCCAAATGGCAAATTTAATATTGTATATCGTAACGATAGATTAGGTTACGGAAGCCCAAATACTGGTTTCTTTATGTACTTTAAACAGGGATCTTTACAAACATACAATTTTAATTTAATTGAACAAATTAGTAGTCAAGTAGTTGATGTTAATATTCAAGGTATTAATAATACTGATACGTGGTTATATAGTTACGACGGCACTATTGGTACAATCACTCAATGGAATCAAGTAGACAGCATATATGCTAATAATAGTAATCAAATGCTAGCTACAAATAAAAAAATATACAGTATAACATCTAGATTTAATGACCAAGTAAGTTATGTATTTGGTGACGGTGTATTTGGTGAGATGCCAATTGGCAATTTTACTGCGTATGTACGTGCCGGTAATGCATTGACTTATACCATCAACCCTGATGAAATGCAAGGGACTACTATTTCTATTAACTACGTAAGCCGTGTTGGGCGTGTAGAGACATTGACATTGACCATGGAATTAACTATTCCGGTTGCCAATGCACAAGCAAGAGAAACACTTGCAAATATTAAACAACGTGCTCCGCAACGTTACTATAGCCAAAATCGTATGGTTAACGGAGAAGACTATAATAACTTCCCCTACACACTGTATGGATCAATCATTAAGAGCAAAGCACTTAATCGTTCTAGTGTAGGTGTAAGTCGTAATTTTGACTTGTTGGATCCAAGCGCAAAATATTCTAGCACAAATAACTTTAGCGATGACGGCGGCATTTATTTAGAAAACGGTGACGGGTATACTACCTTCACAGCAAATACAACCAATGACGTAGTAGCATTTTTAACAGAAACGTTAAACAGTGAACTTAACAATCACCGCTCATATCAATATTATACACAAAATTATAAAAGATACGCAGTTAATAATGGTACAGGTGATGGCACGGTCATATGGAATCAATCTTCATTCAATACACTAGAATCAACTGGTTATTTTAAAAATAATTCGGGACCAATGCCGATCGGTGTATACAGTACGGGCAATGTAAAATATCTTACAGAAGGTGCATTGATTAAGTTTGTTGCCCCAAGTGGATACTATTTTGGTCAAGATAACAGATTAATTGAAGGATTACCTACACCAGCTGATCGTACTTTTATTTGGACTAGTGTTGCCAGTGTCACCGGCGACGGGTGCAATAATGGTCAAGGAAATTTAGGTAATGGCTTTGGCCCGGTAGTACTAAACAATCCTATTCCAAACGGTGTTGTATTAACTACAATTTTACCCTCGTTTACAAATTTATTACCTTCTGATGTTATACAAAATTGTATCACACAAATTACATTGAATCAAAGTTTTACCTTGGTATATAATAATACATTGCTTGCAAATCAAACACGATGGATAGTTGATTCGTTTGACAAAACAAATTACTTTGTAAAATTTCAAAGTTTAGGTAGCAATCGTTATATGGTTACATACAAAGCACTGGCATATTATTTTGGTAGTGTAGCTAATGTTCGTTTCACATTTGACAAAAACAATGTTATATATGACCCTTCTACTGGAAAGTTATTGCAAGATTTTGTTAGTATATTAAAGGTTAACAGCCAACCAGATAGTAACTATCCGTTTGCCAATGATAGTAAATTAAGTATTGTTGGGCAATTAGTTGAGAGTGATGGTTACATCGATGACTATAGTGTAGAAGTTGCTAGCACTGATCCCAATATAGCCGGTGTTGTCAAAGATCCTGATTTCTTCTATGATCTTACGGGATATCAAACCGGAACAAAAAATATTTCGCATTTTGTTTTCTTTGAACAAACCACAGATATCAATTTATTAACTAGATACCAAATGGTATCTAACAAGAATATAATTTATGCATTCTCTACCAAAGCAGAAATATCGCTAGTTCAATATGAATATGCAGTTGGACAATTATATTATGCCACTAAAGAAAATGCCTTTTATCAAACAGTAAGCGATACCGTGACAAAAAATATTGTTAAACTGGTACAGGTTAATAACTATGTTTCTAAGACAGGCAGACAGGGATTGTCATTCCAGTATAGACATAATTCAAGTAACACAACACGAATTGACCCGGCTACTACCAATATCATTGACTTGTATGTAGTAACTCAGGCTTATTATACTCAATATCAAAATTGGATTAAGGATACTTCTAACAAATTGACAGAACCTACAAGCCCAACTATCAATGAGTTAAATATAGCGTACAGCGAAATTAATGATTACAAAATGTTAACCGACAGTGTTATTCTAAATAGTGTAAAGTTCAAACCATTGTTTGGAAATAAAGCATCTCCGCAGTTACGTGCTACTATTAAGGTAATCAAATCTAATGGTACAACTGCTAGTGATAGTGAAATTCGCACTGCGGTGTTAAGCGAAATGAATACTTATTTTAGTATTGATAATTGGAATTTTGGGGATACATTTTATTTTACCGAGCTTAGTGCATATCTACATTCTAAGATTGGAGATTTGGTCAACTCCGTAGTGTTAGTACCAAATGACCCTTCATTGAAATTTGGTGATCTATACGAAATTCGTAGTGCGCCATATGAAATTTTTGTCAATGCGGCACAAGCTACTGATATCATGGTTATAAGCGCATTGACACCAGCCGAACTACAAACAAATTAATAGGTAAATCAGAATGGCAAAAAGAGTTAGAACAATTGATTTTTTACCAGAAATCTTTAAAACAGATATCAACAATCAGTTTCTGTCAGCTACACTAGATCAATTAGTACAACCTCCTAATTTTAAAAAAATTCAAGGTTTCATTGGAAGTAAGTTTGGTTATGGAGTTACATCAACTGATGGTTACGTAGCCGAACCAACCAAAACTAGAAAAGACTATCAATTAGAACCTGCTGTTATTTTTAAAAAGAAAGATACTCAAGTTGCAATAGATGCTATTACATATCCTGAATTAGTTGATTCGTTGCATGTTGAAGGAGCTAGTACAGACAACCATAATAATTTGTTTACCAATGAATTTTATTCATGGGATAGTTTTGTTGATTTGGATAAATTAATAAACTACAGTCAGTACTATTGGTTACCTCAGGGCCCTGAGCCAGTGAATATCAGTGATACCGCAATGTATAAGAGTGGTGTATTTACTATGTTATCTAATAATGTAGTATACGATATTACTGCTGACCTGTTTAATTTTGATGTTAGTAATCCAACGATTACTTTAGTACGAGGCGGTTCGTATAAATTTGTGGTTAATCAAGACACACAACTTTATATCCAAACAGAACCGGGAGTTACTGGTTATGAAAAATTAAGAACAAATTTTAGTACACGTGAAGTTTACGGAGTAGACAATAATGGACTAGGCATCGGTACACTTACATTTAATGTTCCAATGGCCGATGCACAAGATGAAAATAACTATCCGGGAAATAATCCTGTTGATTTAGTCACTTCTCTTTCTATTGGTGAACTTCATGGTAAAAGATTAAGTGAAGTAAAATCTATTGATAGCATATCAAGTTTAGATGGAAAACGAATTTTATTCTATGGAATACAACCCGGCGTTCAAGCATATTTGGGTGATTTTTACGGTGAGTTTGCATTTGACATTGATGATCCTGAAAGAGTAATACCTATAGTTACGGAAGTAATACAGACCACCGGTGCTGTCACAGATTATGATGAAGAAAATTTTGATAGTGATCCTTTAAATTATACTCGACATGTAATCACGTGTGTGTCTACTAAAGGTTTCAGTGTAAATGATTCAGTAACCTTTACTGGAATACCTTTTGGTGGCATACAAGAAAATTTAGTTTATTATGTAGCTAGCATATTAAACGATACTACGTTTACAATTTCATCAACATTGTACGGAGCCGCAGTTGAATTAACAAATGGTAATACCAATACAAATGGTAAATTTTATGTAACAGTTCATCAAGGCGGGTTTGAAGAAGGAACATTGACTACGATCACTGATAACTTCTACAAAATTTCTTATGTGGGCGATGAAGAAGATCCTATTATAAGTATATATGAAGATGGTGTTATTCCAAACGACCAAACAATTACTGTTCAATATGGAAAACAATATATAAATCGCCACTTTGTGCGCAATACATATGGCGAAATTTTGTTAGTACCAATCATTACTGCTAACCTAAATAGATTGTATTACCAAGATAGTAATAACCCAGATCAATATGGCGTAATCAAAATTATTGACGCACCAAGTCTTTCAATAATAGACATAAATGATATTCTAGGAAAGAAAACATATACAAGTCCTAATGGCGTAGTATTTACTAACGGATTGAAAGTTAAATTTAACGGTAACATCACGCCAGCCAAATATACCACTGACCAATATTACGTTGAAGGTGTAGGTACAAGTATTGCATTACTAGCAGTAAGTGAGCAATTAGTACCCGAGCCATTTGGTCAAGGTTTTTTTGCTCCATTTGACAATGCGGCGTATGACACTGATGCATACGGTAACGCATTATTAGTACCGGCAGATAGTGATTATATTACTATCAATCGTAATAGTAACAGTAAAAATGCATGGAGCCGCAGTAATAGATGGTTTCACGTTGATGTATTGAATATAACACTGGCTAATAATAACAATAGCCCAATGGTCAAGGCTGCATTGTCTAATACAACCGCACGTGCTAAAAGACCAATTATTGAATACTACTCAAATATAAAACTATTCAATTCAGGCACTATGGGTAAAGCCCCAGTTGATTATATAAATTTTAACGTCACTGACGCCTTCAATCAAGTTGCAGGAAAACCTACTTATTTTCCAGACGGCGCAGAAAATGAATTATTTGACGGTGCAAGAATTATATTTGCTAACGATACCAACATAGATGTAAGAAATAAAATTTTTGTATGTACTTATAATAAAACAAAATCTACTGAATCAGGGTCAACTATTACTCTGTCTAAGGCAGCCGACGGCGACATATTATATAATGACCAAACTGTTATAGTTAAGGGTGCTAGCTACCAAGGTAAAAGTTTTTATTTTGATGGATCACACTGGGTAGCCGCGCAATTCAAACAGTATGTAAATCAGTATCCTAAGTTTGATATATTTGATAATAATGGTATTAGTTTTGGCGATAATGAATATTATCCAGGCACTGACTTCATTGGATCAACTTTGTTCGAATACCAAACAAGCTCTGGTGTAAACGATGTAATTTTGGGATTCCCAATAAAATACAGTTCTATTACTAATATCGGTGACATCAGTTTCAATGTTAGTTTAAATACTCAATCATTTAACTATGTATACAATAGTCAATCTATTACGACTCCAATAAATTTAGGTTATGTACATATCTATTCATCCAACATTGTACACGACAGACATATTGGTTGGCAAACTGCAATTGCACCTTCTATACAGTATCAAACATATAACTTAACATATGCCGGTGTTAATTTAATATGTGACGTTCCAGTTAAATCTACTGCTGATTCAGCATGGCCGGTAATTACAGTTTATGTGGATAACCAACGAACCACGGACTATACCTACACAGTAAATGATTCAACAACTACTATCATATTAAATAATCCACCTGCAGTGGGAACTCCAATTGAAGTTTTAATATACAGTGATAGCGTTAGTAAAGTTGCGTACTATCAAATACCTTCAAACTTTGACCACAATCCATTCAACTCTCAAGTAGCGGTTGTTAACTTAGGAGACTTACGAGGTCACTATAAGAGCATATGTAATAACATTACTAGTTTAACTGGTAGTGCGTTTGGTCCTAATAATTTCAGAGATTTGGGAAATATTGTACCATATGGAACACGCATTATACAAAATAGTGCATCATTGGTTGCCCCTTCTATATTTTTAAAATCATCAGATAATAATATTTTTAACGCATTGACTTTCAATGCAAACGAATACGCAAAATTTAAAGCAACATTGATAGACACTATCAATCGTTCAGATTATAGTCCATTGCAAACTAATAGTGATATATTAGACGATGCATTGGATCAAATGACCGGAACTAAGTCAGATACTAATGCATTCTTTTGGAGTGATATGCTACCGTCAAAGGGAGCATTTACAGTAAAGACATATAACTTTAAAAGTGGTGTAGATTCATCATTATATCCTTTAACAAAAGTATACGATTATGCCAATGCCAATTACAATGGTGTACTAGTATATCTAAAAAGAAAAATCAATGGTGTAGTTAGAAACATTCAACTACTAAAAGATATTGATTATCAGGTAAGTGAAACAACAAAGAGCTTAACAGTTACTAAGTACCTAATACCAAATGATGTAATTACAATTAAAGAATATTCGCAAACATATGGAAGTTATATACCAAATACTCCTACTAAAATAGGTTTATATCCAGCATACATTCCTGAGGTGTTTAAGGATAATAGCTTTATAACACCTACATATTTCATCAGAGGACATGACGGTTCTTATACTAAACTATATGGTGAGTATAATGATGGCTACTTAGAAGATTTTAGAGATCGTGCATTATATGAATTTGAAACTAGAATTTATAATAATTTGAAAGTCAAGGCTAAGATTCCACTTCAATATGATGATATTTTCCCTGGACAGTTTAGAACTACAGACTATACATTTGATAAGTTAAATGCAGTATATTCTTCACAGTTTTTAAACTGGGTGGGAACTAACAGGGTTGATTATCAAACTCAATATTATAATCCTAGTAACGAATTTACATGGAACTATAGTAAATCTACAAATAAATTAACCAATACCAATCTTGTACAAGGTAACTGGAGAGGTGTATTCTATTGGTTATATGACACCTCACACCCTGACACTCGACCATGGGAAATACTAGGTATAAACAATAAGCCATCATGGTGGGACGCTAGATATGGAGAAGCTCCTTATACCAGTGATAACACATTACTATGGAATGATATTAGTAAGGGTTATATTTGGAATAACGGCGACGGCTATATTAATACCAAACGTGTCAGACCAGGTTTAATAGATGTATTGCCAGTAGATTCTAAGGGTAGATTAGTAAGCCCATTTACAAATTTATTAAGTGCATACGATAATAATACTTTTAACTCAATTTGGAACATAGGAGATTTGGGTCCAACAGAATATAGTTATAGAAAGAGTAGCCAATGGCCATTTGATCTAATGAGAATGTATGCATTAACAAAACCGGCACAGTTCTTTTCATTGGGTATTGACCTTGACTTGTACAAATATAATTATGAGTTTAAACAGTATCTAGTAAATGATAGATTACGTCAACCACCTTCAAGTTTAGTAATATACGGTGGAGGAGAAGATAATGCCGCACATAGTTATTTGAACTGGATCGTTGATTATTTGAATCAATATGGTATTAATGGTAGTCAACAAGTTTCTGAGTATTTTAACAACACCGACGTTAGATTAACTTACCGTATGGCTGGATTTAGTGACAAAGAATTATTAAAATTCTACGCAGAGAAAGGCTCTCCTAATAGTAAAAACAATAGTTTGTTAATTCCAGATGAAAGCTACAATATTATATTGTATGAAAACCAACCATATGATACTATTGTATATAGTTCTATTATTATTCAAAAAACTAAGTTAGGATATAGGGTATACGGCAATAGCCAAGACAAAGCATATTTTGTTGTATCTGATCCTAACTTGAATGGAATGCTAGATACAATAACTATTAGTAACAATACAGTTAAGGTAGCAAAATTATATAAGAAAACTTCATCATATGTTCCATATGGAACAGAGTTTACAAATTTAAGTAGTCTAGTTCAATTTGTAGGCAGTTACGGTAATTATTTAGAAACACAAGGTGTTAAGTTCAACAACATTGAAAACGCATTAGAGTTAAACTGGAGACAAATGATTGCGGAGCTTTTATACTGGTCAATGTCTGGTTGGGAAGAAGGCAGCATCGTAAATTTAAATCCAAACGCTGATAGTATTACTGTTACTACAGAACAAGGCATCTTACAACCATTAACAATGTATCGTGAAAACTATATTTTGAATCAAAATTTGTTACCGATTGCAATCAATGATTTGGCTATCACTAGACTAGATACTACTTTTACGGCTACAGCACTAAACCAGGGTGACTCTATAAGTTTTATGAGAAGTAAAATAAGTGGGGTAGAACACATTGTTATTTTTGATAACGTTACAGTATTCAATGATACTATGTTTAATTTGATAACCGGTCTGAGACAACAACGAATCTATGTAAAGGGAGTTAAAACTGCTGAATGGACTGGACAGTTGAATGCTGCCGGATTTATCATTAACCAAGATAATATTCAAGAATGGATACCTAATCAAAAGTATAACAAAGGATCCATGGTCAAGCATAAAAATGAATATTGGATTGCAAATAAAGTAACAGTGACACCTGCAATTAAGTTTAATCCCGATGAGTGGCATAAAACATCATATGAGAATATTCAAAAAGGTATGTTGCCTAATCCTAGTACTAGGGCGTATGAATCAACACTGTATTATAACACAAATATAGCTAATTTAAAAAATGATGCTGACTTATTAAGTTTCTCATTGATTGGATATCGTCCGCGTGATTATTTGGCAGAGGCTAACCTTGATGATACTACGCAGGTCAACATCTATAAAAATTTAATTTCTAGTAAAGGAACTAGAAACGCCTTTGATTCTTTACTGGGTATAAATTTACAACAATCAAATTTAACATATGATTTTTATGAAAACTGGGCAATTAAAACCAGTGAGTATGGTGGTGTACTAAACAAAAATTTTATAGAGTTTACTTTAGATGAAAGTCAATTGCTAGGTAATCCGGCTACTGTGGGCATTATTCACGGTGAAGAACTAACTAACATTCAACAAACAATTCAATTGTACAATTTGAAAAATTATGGCTACGCTGTCAATAATACTAAAATTCTACCAACTATTGCATCAACAACTGATAGTAAATTACCAAGTGCAGGTTATGTAAATTTAGATGACGTTTCCTACACCGGTTACTATGTAAATAATTTAGATAATACCAAGATTGGTAACTTATATAAAAACGACTATATTTGGATAGCCGATAAAATAGGTGACTGGAAAATATATACTCCTATTTCTTCTACTGCAAGATTAATTAATGTTATCAACAACTTAAATAACACTTGCACGTTCATATTCAACGATCACCATAATTTCAGTGTTAACGATAACTTTGGTATTATAAATTACGAGTATCGTGTTAACGGATATTATACAGTATCTTCTGTTGATAGTTTAACTACTGTGGTAGTTGATTTGTTTATTGATTCATCACTTACTACTATCCCCGGCGGCAAAGATAGTATCATGTTTAAATTAGTGAATCAGCGAGTTGAACGTGCCAAAGATATTAGTTCTTTGAATTTGCTAAACTCAGAGTATATTCACAATAAAGTTTGGGTAGATAAAAATATAAATGGTGAATGGAATGTGTTGCGCAAATCAATCAACTATGATTATACAACTTTTGTAAAACCAGGTGGCACAGTTGAATTTGGTAGTGCTGTATCATACACCGACAAATTAGGATATTTTGTTTCTGATCCAGCTAATAGTAAAGTTCATCGTTTCTTAGAAGTGCATGGTGGAGGTGCTGAGTACGCACTAGTTGATACTATTACACACGGTTTAGGTTTTGGTACTGCAATAGTAAAAAATGATGAAGTGATGATTATATCACAACCAGATCCGTTTGGCGATTTGAGTATTCTATATGTTTATAGAATGGTTCATAATGACAGAGTTACTTCATTAGTAGAAGAACAGATTCTTGCGGTCGCAGGATTTAGATTAGGTGACAGCGTGGCGCTTTCGGGTGATGGCGAATTGTTTTATGCCAGTATTATTGATCTTAATGCAATCGTTGAATTCCAGCGTAATACAGATTATACCTACTATGATATTGGAGCAAAACTAAAATCATCAGTCACACCGGGATCCATGTCAATTGAGATCAGCGGAAATATTCCCAATTTAGTACCTGGAAGATATATTACGTTTACTGCTTTTGGATATGATGAAAAGTATATGATTGTAACATCTAGTTACAATTTATCAACAGATTCTACCAGAGTATATCTATATACACCAGTGCCATACAGTGTTGGTGTTGGTGCTACCGTTTATAGAGCTAGTATCAGTTATTTCATATTGGGTGCTATTACTAGTGAAGGTTTAGCTACAGGTACTGACTTGTTTAGCTATAGTTTAGCAACAAACTATGACGGTAGTAAATTGTTTGTTGGTTCACCGCAATCTGATTTTAGCCCACAACTACGAGATTCGGGATATGCATTTGTTTTTGATAGACTAATAGAAAATTGGGAAGTAGTTACTGACAGTCCTGGCGACAGCTTTGCGCTATTCTTTTTACCATGGCAACCAACCCCCACATCAATAGTTTATCTTAATGGTGTAAAACTCCACCCTTCATACTATGTATTAATTTCTAACTTATTAATTATAGGTCCTATCTTACGTGCAGGTGATGTAGTAACAGTGAGTAGTGGCAATTTAGTATTGGTACAAGAAATTGCAAGTTATGATATAATTGAAGATATTGATCCGGGATCTAAATTTGCCTGGTCACTAGATTGTAACACTTCTGGAAGTGAAGTATTAGTTGGTAGCCCATACAATTTAAACCCTGACGAAAAAGAGGGAGCTGTTTTTAGATTCTCCAATGAAGGTAAACATTTTGGTAGAATCACTGGCATTTTACAATGTCATTTGTTAGAGCCAGCTAGCATTTTAATTAACGGCTACCGTGTTGCGTTACCTGACCCTACAATGCAATCCCCAAAAGATGCATTATATGTAGCAAACAAAATTAATCAAGCAGTTATTACTAACGTATTTGCGTACGCCACTGAGGATAACCGTTTGGTAATTCGCTTGCGTGATTTTGATTTGAACCCTGTAAACAATAAATTAAATTTGACTGTGTTTAATGGCAATATTATGACAGAGCTTGGTATAGCAATGTACCTAAAAACTCAAGTTATATATGACCCACATCCTAGCACTAGAACCCAGTTTGGATACAAGGTTAAATTTAATGAACAAAATAGTTTTGTAGTAACTGCACCGGCAGCTACACGGTATGTAGGCACTCAATTTGATTTTACAGATGACGAGAACAATCATAATGATACAGTGTTTGATAGTAACTTTACGCAATGGGAAGATGCATACGGCGATGCTGGAACAGCATATATGTATGACTATATACCTTCATATGCTGAAAGTTTATTGACCGCTAGCAATTATGTATATGCACAGTCACTGCCTGATCGTATCCTTGATTATGGTCTTCAACCATATTATGGTCAAGCACTAGATTTCTACAAGAACAAAGTAATGATAGGTACGCCAAATTTTAAAAATGGTACGGTAAACGGTCGTGTAACTGTTTATAGTAATAGTGTTGGTGGGGCAAACTGGGCAGTCTATCGAAAATCTACTCAGGTGGTAGATATAGATAAAATACAAAAAGTACAAATTTACAATAACATAACTGATGTTACACTTGAATCACTAGATTACTTTGACCCCCAGCAGGGTAAATTGTTAGGTCCAATTCGTGAAAATATAGACTTTATCACATCAGTTGACCCTGCAGGATATAATAATGTTAATGCTAAAGGTAACATGGCATGGGGGAAAAATCAAGTGGGTAAAATTTGGTTTGATGTAACTACTACCAAATTTATCAATTATCATCAAGATGACTTAGAGTATAACAGTAAGTACTGGGGTAATGTATTTCCTGGTAGTACCGTAACTGTATACAGCTGGATTGAAAGTGATGTATTACCTGCGTTTTATACTGGCACGGGTCAGCCTTATAATTTTGGTAGCTATAGTTTAGGTTTTGAAACTGATGCCGGTGGCAATCTTGTAACCCGATATTACTATTGGGTACGCAACACAAACGTATTGTTTGGTCTTCAGGGAAAAACATTAACTGATACAGTTATAGCACAATATATTTCCAATCCACAAAGCTCTGGTATTTCATATTTTGCGGCATTAGCACCAAACGTATATTCATTGTATAATGTCCGTGATGTTATATACAGTACAACAACAAACTTACACATAGGATTTAGTACGAATGAAATTGATGTACCTAATCATTCTGAATTTCAATTAATACGTAACGGTTACGCTAATGACTTTTTACATGGTGTACCTGATAAAGTTAAATATTTGGAACCAACTGGACTGTATAATAAGTTACTTTGCAGTTTTGCCGGTGTAGATGAAATTGGTCAAGTATTACCTAATCCAAACTTACCTAAGTTATTACAAATTGGTATAGGCACACGACCTAGTCAATCATTGTTTATTAATCGTTTTGTTGCGTTAGAAAATTATTTGCAATATGCAAATGGGGTAATGAAAACGTATCCAATAAATGAATTGAGCACAATAACATTCTTAAACACATACGGAGAAACATATGATACAAGAAAATATTGGCAAAATATTTACTGGTGGGCAGAAGGTTATAACAGCACAACTAAAACTGCTTTTGAAGTTGATACCTACTATGATTTATTAAAAGTCACAGTAAAAGAAGGATTAATTGTTGGTGTTGGCATGAATAGTCAAGGGAAACGTGAAGTATACAAATATACTACTAGTGCTTGGTCTAGAATTGGTTTAGAAGACGGAACCATTGAATTTTTAAGTAATTTGTGGAATTATGAAGATAATAAGATTGGTTTTGGAGACGTGTTCTTTGACACTGTATCATTTGATGCCTACCCTTCAATTGAAACAAGATATATTATACGTGCATTGAACGAACAAATTTATACTGGACCATTAAACATCTATAAAAATAAAAGTTTAATTTTGATGTTTGAATATATTCAAAGTGAAAATGTTGAATCAAGTAACTATTTGCCATGGTTAAACAAAACTAGTTTAGCAGATGTCAACTACAACGTTCGTAGTTTAATACCTTATCAAAAGTATCAAAGTGATAATACTAATTTACTTGAGGGATACTTGAATGAGGTAAAACCCTATCATGTGGTATTAAAAGAATTTAGTTTCAAATATGATGGTAGTGATACATTTGACGGTAACATCACTGATTTTGATTTGCCCTCACAGTATAACCATGATTTAAATAGATTTGTATCACCGCAGTTGACATATACTACTCCATTCAATGACGGAGAGTATGTAAGCACTAGTCCAATTTGGACTAGTAACAATGCATATAAATCCTGGATTGATAATTACGGGTTAAAACTAATTGCTAAGAAAAATCAAGTAGTTGCAAAATTAATTCGTTACGTTAATACTACTAGTCAAGCCTTATACGTAGACAATGCACAAGGTCTTCCTGTTACAGGATTAGTTACTATCAATAATGAACTTATTTCATATACTAAGGTAGATCGTAATCGAGGTAAACTATCTGGTTTAAGTAGAGGAGTAAGTAATTCTAAAGTAACTGAGCATTATCCTGACACCAATGTATACTCTGATTTACCTGGCGTTATTGTATTAGATAGTGGTCGTGGATACATTGATCCTCCAATTGTTAAGGCGTATATTGATACTACCAAATACCCTGCTCCAAAACGTGAAGCTGTATTGAAGGCAGCTATGAGTGGTGATAAGGTAATTGAAATTGAAGTGCTTGATCCAGGCGAAGGGTATGCTGTGGCTCCTGAAATTATATTTCAAAGTTCTTTTGAAACCAAATTTACAGAAAGTGTTATTAACTACCAGTCAAACTTGATTGTTATAGAACCTACGACAATTGTTACTGGCGATTTAATCAAAGTTATAGATGATTCTAATTCTGCAACAGCTATTAACACTGGTTACTATTATGTTAAATTATTAGGCTTTAATAGAACTCGTGGTGTGATTACTAACAATCCGGTTATTTCATTGCATTACAATTATAGAGATAGTCTAGTTGGCGAACACAAAGTTGTGTTCAGAAAAATTAATGACCCAACTATAACTTATACTTTGCAAATGGTACCTAGAGCGGTAGCAGTAACAACAAGCCCATTGATGCGTTCAATTAATACAAAAATACGTTTGGATAGAACTAGTTATACTACAATGATTGAAGAATGGAAAGCCGGAACTTATTGGCCAAGCCCGTTTAACAGTTTAGGGAATGACGCTAGTACAAACACTGCACTAAGTTATGGAATACCCTTTACCTTTGAATATGATGATGGAAAGAATTTTCAAAATAGCGCACATGGTACGGGTGTTAAATTCACCGTATATAATCAAACAATGTTGGGATCGTATGCAGCCACAATAGAATCACCCGGAGCATCTTATGCAGTTGGTGATACTATAACTGTTGAAGGTTTTTACTTAGATGGTGTTACTAGTGCAAATAATTGTGTTATTACAGTTACAGCAATTGTTGGCTCTACTTCTGGACCTATCAGAACTGTATCAGTAACTGGAACTCCTTATTCACGAACAGGTGCCGGATCCCAAGGTGCATTGCTACCATTAACCGGTATAACAAATGTGGATGATATTGCAGTTGTTGCATTAAATTATAAACCCAGTACATTAAAGCCAGGGCAGATTAAAGGACTTAGAATGTATTTCTACCACATCTATCCAGCTTATGTATATGATGATACCGGAAAACAATTTACTGGTTCTATCTCAGAAAACACACTTACTGTAACAGCTATAGTAGGTTCTGGTACTACGTTGAATATTGGAGATCATATTTATGGTCGAGGTGTATTCTTCAAAGGACTAGGGACCACTATAACTGGTTTTGGTACAGGTACTGGTCGTCTTGGTACTTACACAGTTTCTTACTCACAAACAGTATCGTCTACTGATATGAATACTGGTGGTGGTGCTAAGATTGAAGTACATCGCCCTAGGTTTAATCCAGTATCAATTACAAATCAATACTTTATCAAAATATTAAATTATGGATATAAGTATTCTGATGACGATCAGATTCTGATTCAAGGATCATTGTTAGGTGGCACTAACGTCACTAACGATGCTAGTATCAACATACGATATGCAGATGACTATGGTAGAATACAAATTGTAACAGTAACTGGGATTGCAAAAGGTGGATTCAAGCAATACTATGTGACACCTATTAGTCCTACTCAGATTTTACTATTCCAAGATAGTAAACTAACTATTCCAGTATTGTACAGTGAATTTGAATATAACAATACTACTACTGACTTTGGATTTATACCAGAACCATTGTCATCGGGTGGAGGCTACAAATATACAGTAACCGCTATTGTTTCTTATGATAGAAAAGTTTGGCGTTGTTTAATTAGTAATAGTGATGATATATTTGACTATGCTAAATGGGAAGAAATTAAAAGCGATAATAGAGTTTTGAATGCAATAGATAGAGCTATTGGTTATTATGAACCTACCGCAGATATGCCAGCAAAAGATTTGTATCAATTGTTTAGTGGAACTACATTCCCTAATGCAGTGTATTATGGAAATAGCTTTGCACCCGATGACGAACTACCACTAGATATTATATTGAAAGATCAAATATTCTACCCTAGAGATACTGACATTAAGGCAATCATATATGATGGCTCATCTTATGTAGCAATTGGCGAAACGGCTACACACTCAGTTGCTCTAATAAGTGATGATGGAGCCAATTGGCGTGTCATCAAATTATCAGATCAAAACTTGGGAGTAACAGATATCGTTTATTCTGGTTTGTATTATGTTATATCAACAAAAACAATTGCCACTCCAGTGTTAATTAGCGATGACAAAGTTAATTGGTCTACTTTGGGATCACCTACTGCTTATGATTTCTCGCCGTACGGATATTCAGGATATGATACACTTGCGCTAACTGTTCCAAGTGAATCAATGTATTCTTTAACTTATGTAAACGACACATTCTTTGCTATAGGCAAAGATATTGTTTCTAGCAAAGACGGAATTATTTGGGATGTTGTGTTTAGTTTCAACAGCACACTAGACAATCAGATTAAAAATTTGCGCTATGTTGAATCTAAGAATTTTGTAGGATATATTGCTGTTGGCGGCGGAGACCAAGTTGTAGCTAATTCTGGTACTGCCGCACCTGTAGTTGAATTCAAAGGAAAAATTATTACATCGGTCGCTGGAGTTTGGAATTTACATAGCCCTTCATTCACACCTAACCAGATGAATACTGTAATATCCTCTAGAGAGATTATTGTAATTGCCGGAGCTAATGGAGAAATTTGGCACAGTGGCAATACTAGAAATTGGATCTTATCAACTACTGCCGGCGGATCTGTTTTGGCTACGTTACGTGATAGCGCATATGGTAATAGTATTTTTATTATTGTGGGTGATTTAGGAACAATTCTAAAATCAACAGATGGCATTTCTTGGGGAAAAATCTCAAGCCCAATATCATACGATTTGACCGGTATTACTTTTGATGGAACTTATTTCTATGCAGTTGGAAACAACGGTGTTATTATTCGTAGTATTAATGGAAGTGCATGGGAAGATATTTCTTTCATCACGACCGACAAAGCATTATATGATATTAAGGGAAGTGAATATTTATCGGGCTATGGACCTGAAGAATTAGTTCCTAGCATTATCACAGATTCACTGTCAATGAAAATTACCAATCGTCCGGGCTCATATTGGGATACTGATACATTTACCCAGCCTTTCTTATATGGTAATACGGGGTATAATATTGTATCAAAAATAGAAACACCTACCGGAACTACTGTTAGCTTTGACAATATGGTAAAAAACCCTGCCCAACTAGCAATCTTTATTGTTAATAGTGTTACTAAGGTAGGTCGTAGAATTTATGAGGGACATGGATATACGTTAAACTGGATTACTAAAACAATTACGTTATCTTCAGTGTTGTCTGCAGGTACATCGTTGTTGATTGAAGTATACGAAATTGGTAATGGTAGACAAATGGTTAGAAATAATTCTCAATCTATGCCATTAAGTATTGATGTAGAAAGTGGCAACTCTCAAATTCTATTGCATGAAACACCGCAGAATATAGAAACTCCTATCATCTATCATAACGGTACAAAACTGGTATACAATACTGATTATACTATAGACAATGATGCATTTGGATTAATGAGAGTGTTGTTTAATACTACGTATGATACCGATGTTGACTACTTAAGTTTTGCAATCATTGCAGATTCTATTACAGAATACAATACAAAACATTATGGTTATACAATACCGGAAACGCAAGTATTTACCTACACTAGTACAAATGTTTTTGCGTTAGCCAACTATTTGGGCGGTGATAATGCTACAAATGCTATAGTTGAATTGAATGGTGTCCGTTTAGCTAGCAATCAGTATTCTATCAATACAGGTGCAAAAACATTGACAGTTACTGCATCGTTGGTTTCTGGAAATATAGTTGCTATTACAACATTTAATGATACTAAACGTCAATATTTCCGCACAGATACTTCAAACTCAATGGCAGTAACTAATATTTACAATATTGACACTACTTCATCGGCCGTCCTTATAGTATTACCTACTGACCTTGGTTTGGTTGACGGAGATGCTATACAAATAAACGGTATATTGGGTACAGAACAATTAAACGGTCGTAGATTCTATATACAAGTAATTTCATCGTATACGGTAGGAGCTACTACTTATTATCAGTATATGTTACATAATGATTCAGATACAGGACCATTCTTAGCTGACCCGGTTTTAAGTAATACAGTTGACCAATATATCAGTGGTGGATATGCATGTAAGACTAGCTCATTGATTGCATTAACATCTACCGATGTAAATATTGACCTAGACAATTCAACTTATACTGTAAAACCAACTGATTCTAACAGAATTTGGGTGACTATTAATGGTTTAAGAATAGATTCACATCAGGTTAGAATTATCAATGATAATGGTACTTCAAGGTTAAACGTATTGGCTCCGATAGTGCTGGGCGACAAGGTAATAGTAACTACTATGGTTGCTGGTGGAACTCCTAACGACTCAACTTATGGTTTGTTTATTGATAAGCAGGGTCTACCTGAAATATTTAATATGAGCGTTAGCAACAGAACTTGGTTGACTCAAGATTTACATTTAACAGATGATATAATCTATTTTAACGATGTTTCTAAAATCGTAGACAAAACTACCAAACTTGTTACAATTCAAGGGGAAAAAATTAGATTTACTACTGTGAATTATGATACAAATACGGTATCCGGTCTAACTCGTGGGGTAGAAGGTACCGGGGTAGTTCAGTTCCATAAAAAATATAGTTATGTTTATGGTTTGTCAGATAGTAAACAGTTAGATTCTCAGTATTACTACAAGTCTTGGAATACTAAGAATTTTACAACTAAAGGTGATCCATTGCAATTAAGCAATTCTTATCCAGTGAAATTCTTAGAATTAGGTATAAATTAAAAGATAAATAAATTATGAACAATAAATCCAGTATTGTAGAGGAACCCATTAGAGAACAAGATTCTACCCCTGGTCCTACCCCAGACGAGCAGGGAGGATTTATTTTTAGTTCAGTATTGAAAATTACTGACCCTAATACAAAAGAGATTATATTACATATGCGAGGCGACGATTAATGTCAAAAGTAACGATTCCAATTCAAATTGAGGGTTTTCTAAAAGTATACGACCCTAATAGCGGGGAAGTATTCTATGATGGACACAATGCCATCCACTATGAAAACATCAGTGTTGCCATCGCTGATACATTGAGCAGCCGAGGATACGGAAGTATCATTAAAATGGCTTTTGGTAACGGCGGTGCTAGTGTTGACGAAACCGGTGTTATTACATACTTACCTACAAATACCACTGGTCAAAATGCTAGCTTGTATAATCAAACTTATAACAAGATTGTTGACGATACTAGTGTATTAAATACTGATCCTACACGCAATAAAATGCTAGTAAGTCACACAACTGGTAAAGTTTATACGGATATTATAGTTGAGGCATTATTAGATTATGGTGAACCAGCTGGTCAATTAGCTTTTGACAATGGAACTCAAGTAGAATCTGCGTTTGTATTTGACGAAATTGGATTACTTGCAGATTATGGTAGTGATGAAGCGGGCAACGAGCTTACCAAGTTATTAACTCACGTTATTTTTCATCCAGTGCAAAAAAGTTTAAACAGGCAGATACAGATTGATTACACAGTTAGAATACAGAGTCTAACCAACTTAATCACAGTTTAAGATAAATATTACATAAAGCGGAGCAACACAGAATGGCTTATACAATTATTAGAAGTAATGGAACTACCCTAACAACGATTCAGGATGGAACCATCAATACTACTAGCACCTCATTAGGATTACCTGGTAGAAATTACGCAGGTTACGGACAAACATTAAACACTAACTTTGTCAGATTGACAGAGAATTTTGCGTATGATACTCCCCCTGCAAACCCACTAAAGGGGCAGTTATGGTTTAATACTACTGCTGGAACATTAAATGTATGTCCAGCAGACGGAACAACTACTATCTCTAGTTGGTTGACTCTTGCCAGTACAAATTCAGGTGGAAACACAACATTAGGAAATGTAGTTGTTACTGGAAATGTTTCTGCTAACAACTTTATTGCATCAAGTGCTATCATTGGTGATACTATTACTGTTCGTTTAGCAACAGTTTCAGACACATTAACGGCAGCGGCAGCAACTATTACAACAGCTTCTATTCCCAGTATAAATTCTCGTGCAATTACAACCGGCAGTCAAACAACAACTGGCACATTAACCGGTAGCTGGACAGTACTTGGAAATAATGCGTCTGGTGGAAATGCATTTAGTGTAACGGCTGGTAACGTTTCTTTTCCGTCATCTAGTACACATGGTATTAAATGTGATAACTATATGTATGCAAATGGTGCGGCATTCAACCCGACCGGTACATTTAATAATGCAAACGTATTTGATTACTTAACCGGTTCAAACACTGTTTCACAATTTGCTGGAAATATTGCCCCTACTAAGATTACAACATCAACCATTGCAGGTGGCGGAAACATTGCAGGTATTTGGACATTAGATGCAGGTGCAAGATTTCAAGCAACATATGCTGACTTGGCAGAACGCTTTGAAGCTGATGCCGAATACGAGCCGGGTACAGTTGTTGAACTGGGCGGAGAAAAAGAAGTCACTGCTGTAGTAGATGACTTATCTGAAACAGTATTTGGAGTTGTAAGTAATACAGCCGCACTTATGATGAATAGTGTAGCAGGTGATGACAAGACACACCCTCCAATCGCTATGAGTGGGCGCGTACTGGTCAATGTAACCGGATCTGTAAAGAAGGGTGAGAGACTTGTTAGCGCAGGTAACGGCATGGCACGTGTTGCAAAACCAGGAGAAATTACTTCATTCAATGTAGTTGGAAGAGCACTTGCAAACAAACTAGACGATGGTGTAGGCAAAGTTGAAGCTGTTGTAACTATTATTTAAGGATTAGCAATGGCATATTCTAAATATGGTAAGATAGAAGCAAGCGACTTGGGCACGACACTACTCGGTGCGGCAACAAGTACATCTTCTACAAACATTAACTCAGTATGGTCTACCGGAAACGGCAGGGGCGGGTACGGTCAAACGGCTGTTGCTAGTGTCGCATCAAATGGTACACTATTGGCTAGTCAATGGGCAAGTTTAATTAGTACGGTTAATGCTGTTGCAAGTCATCAAGGCACTGCAATTACTGCAATCTCAGTACCGAGCACTGGATCACCGGTAATATATTATGATTCATTGCCAACTAATATTACTAATGTATTCAATGGTAGAAATAATGCAGTAGCACAAGGATCTTCTTCAACTACTAATACAGTTAATTCATCAACTTGGTATAATGCTATAACATTTACTCAAACAGTTACGTTTGCTTCCGGTGATGCCGCTCGTTATTTCTTTAACGCTGGTGGGCAAATTGCGTTGACATTTAGTCACCCAACTGGCAGTGGTATTAATGGTTTGTTCAATGCACTGGGAACAGCATGTGGAACGTTAGTTATCAGTAGCCCAAATAGCGGGGCAGTAAGTATAGCTAGTGTAGGATATAATGGAATACAAAAAGTTGGTGGTTCAGGGTCAGTCACAACATTATCGTCAAATGTAGGATATTGGGGGATGTCAACTAATAACCAAGAAGTATTCAAGCAATTTGGCGGAACATTTCAATCAGGTGGTGGAACATACAGTCAAAACTATGTATCAGTGAATGTTAGAACAAATGGCGCTCAAGGAAGTAATGGTGATAACGGATCAACTATAACTATCACAACTATATGGGATGAAGTTCCAAATGGTCTTACTGTACAAGCAGGTACTACTGTATCTTTAACTGTTAGACCACCGTCAACAACATACATGTCAAACTCTTGGGGAACACCTTCAGTTTCAGGATCAGTCTCTGGACAATAAAATATAACGGGTGTACTAGTATTTATTAAATACTTTTAGGAGTATTTATGGATACTAAACAACTTATCACTGAAGCCAAAGCTCGCTTCAATCACAACTCAGCAAAAGTATATTTAAAAGACAAATACGAAAGTAAATTGTCTATTGCCAATCAGGGTGGCTTATGGGTAGCTAACATTGAACTGATTTCATTCTTAAAAAATAGCACCCAAGACCAAATCGTAGTTTTGGATATGTATGGAAACCCAATTAAAGTCAATCGTATTGAACTATTAACCAAACTAGAAAAAACATATCACTATGTCATGGATCAATGGCATATAGAGTGGATATCATTAGAGAAAAAACGATGACCAAAGGGGTACTGTTATTTGCTTTTAATAACGACAAAGTAGATTATTACTCCATGGCAATTGCTACTGCCAAACGTGCTAATAAATTTTTAAATCTACCTGTAACCGTTGTAACTGACAAAACTACAGATTTGTCAAAGTATACTTACCATTTTGATAATGTCATTATTGCGGAAGCTGATAGAAACAATCTTAATGCGTCTAATGAAATTTGGATTAATAAGGG